AGGTGCATAGCCATATTAAACGGTCTGAGCCACTAACAGCATCTGTGCTTTCTTTGCTTATACCATCTCGGTTTAATTGCACAAAAGATAGACATGGTATGTCTAGTTTAACACATAGGTTATGTAGTGATGTGATTTGAAATCCTAACGCTTGATATTCTTGTATGTTGTTTGTTATAGATGCTGATGACATTAATTTCAAATAATCATAGACTATGACGCAATCGTTTGTCTTTCCGTTCTCATCCGTTTTAACTTCTTGAAACACCCATCGTCTAATTAGATTTAATATTTGCTCAAAAGGTTTACCAGCGACACTTATATAACTATATCGAATATTATCTAACTTATCGACTGCTTCTTTTACTTTGTCGTGTTTATTGGGATCGTCAACGAATTTACCAGTTGACACTTCATTGATAGGAACTCCGCTAAGATTAGCAATTAATCTATTAAGATGATCTTCTTTTGACATTTCAGTATCAAGCACAAGAACTGGTATGCCTTTGGAAGAAACGTTTAATGCAACATTATCAGCGAATACTGACTTACCAACCTTTGGTCGTGCAGAAACAAGGTCAACGCATTTTCGTCTAAGACCACCCCCAATAGACTCATCGTACCTGTCGAATCCTGTGGGTATACCAATAATATCACACTTATTCTCCTCTAAGTATTGTAGATATTCCTGTATTTCGCTTCCAATTTTTTCTGGATGATCGCCTCCATCATCTTCTCTAAGGAAGTCTGTTACTGGGTCTTCCAAGATGTTGATAATATCATTAACACTCTCTTCGCCAGTGATTTCTCCAACGTCTTTATGTATCTTCGTTGTTAATGATCTAATCTTTTTGGCAAATTCAAATTTCTTAACCTGTATGGCAAAGTGATATATATTATCTTGGTTTATAGGAAATTCAAACAAAGCATTTATATAAGCCAATTCTTGTTTGGTATTTATTAAGTCAATAAAATTTAGATGTTGAGCAGCTGACAACAAAGATGCTATGTCTATAGACTGATCGTTGTCAAGTATGTGCTTGATGCATCTGAATATAACTTGATTATTAGAATTGCTAAAAGATTCTGTAGATATAATGTCCGCTACAGACACGTAACCATCTAGCCCGTGTTGTAGTAGACCAGCAAGAACTGCTCTTTCAGCTCCTACATCGGAAAGATTTTCAGCCATTATTTACCCTATGCACCTATCACATCTGTAATATTCTCCAAACACTAAGCTAGCGTTTACTTTTTCAGTCTTGCCGCAAGCGTGGCACTTAACGGTTTTTTTAGCTGGAGCTTTTCTTGTTCTTGGCGTTCTCGAAGATTGTGGAGTTTCGATATGTCGATCCTCTCCAGTATCAGTCCATGTGTTTTCTCTTGCTCTTACAGGCTCTTTGCTTTTATGAAATTTAGTAGGTTTTCTCGCAACAGAAAAGTCTTCTACTTCTTCATCTTGAACAGGTCCGTCTACAGCCTCTGAAACAGGTTCTTCGTGTTGCCATCTTGACTCAACTTCTACTTCTGTTACATCGTCTGATAAAGCCTTGATTAATGCTGCTTTTTGTTCTGATGTTAACGTTTGTATAAAATTATCCATACTCATTTGTTTTTACCTCTATTCTTTTTTGATTCGACGTACACATCTATCATATTTTTTATCTGGCGATTATATTTATCAATATGCTTTTCTATTTTTTGATCTATAGTACGATATGGTCCTATCTTATTTATAAAGTCAATTCTGTCAAATATTACTGGAAATCTTTCCCTCATGTCCTCTTCCCCTTCTCTAATAGTATATCTGCTTTACGTTTTAGTTCATAAATCTTACCCTCAAGGGATTGAACTCTTGACTCTGCAATCTCACGGTAGTGATCTACCGCTGCGGCAAACTCATCATTAACTACAATGAGTTGCCTTCTCATCTCATGCTTTGTGTATGGGCTAAAGTTATCCATGTTTTTAGCTACCATCTTATCAAGCTTGTCGTTACACCAGCCAAGTGCAATTTTCTGCATATTTAATTCATCCTGTAGATGTGTGGAGTAGCTATATAGTTGATACGACCAATCAAACAGTTCTGCTTGGGTAAGAGAACTGATGGTTTCCCTATCAGCATTAGCACATCTATGCCAATCATCTCTGAACTTCTTATTGAACCTAGCATTGCTCGCATCTAAAAAGTCGTCAACCATAGCCTTCAAGTCAGCCAACTGCTCACTAGCCGTTTTCAATTTGTTCTCTCCATTGCTCATCTGTGTCAGAGTACTTCAATACTATTATATCAATCTTATTCAATTCACACCACTCTATTTTATCTTCATCTTTAGCTTTTGCAATAGCAAAATCTGCTTTATTCTTGTGAAAAAATGGGGTGTAATCATAATGCTGTTGTCCGTGAACTTCTACAGCTAACATAATCTGTGGCACATAAAAGTCTAGGTATAAAACACCCTTCCTGTGACTAGGGGTACTCCCCGGTAGTTTTACTTCTTCTAGCAACCGATACGAGTGATACATCTGCTTTAGGAGATTTCTGGCTCGTACATGATACTTCGATCTTTTTTTCTTGTCGTTTGCTGCTACAGAATAACCGTTTAAATTCCAAACGTATTCTCTGCCATTTATGCCTATAACCTTCATCTATGACTCCTATAATTAGTTTTGCAACTAACACGCCAGATGCTATTTCTAATATATTATATATACTCATGAATTCACTATTTTCTTTAGTTTTATTTCAATTTTTCTAATAGTCTTTACAGCATATTCAGTAAGTTCATAATCTTCTTTATATCCTCTCAGGGCATCTAATACCCTCCAAGCTTCTGTTTTATTTAACTCAACTTGAGCCATTAGAACAACTCCTTGATTTTGTCATATATAAAAGACGAGAGGTCTGGATTATTATTTAAAAACTCTAACGTGTTATTTGCGCCTTGAAATTTAAAAAATCTTTCTATATCTTCAGGCTTATCGCCTACATTATTATCAGTTAGCAATTTGTTAATTACTGGATTCTCAATCTCATCTATAGCGCATTGTATTGTATACCACGCTCCAGCAGTCTTGATTAACCTAAACTCACAAGCAATTTGAACCACCTCTTGTGTTTCGTCAAGACCAATGCCATATCTAATCCAGCTTTCCGCTGTGCTGTTTGGTATACCTCCAGCACAAGATGTTTTAATGTTCCAGTTTGCAATTTGACCAACGTGAGGCCCAGTATCTTTAGGAACTTGCCAGCGACCACGATGTGTGATAACCATGTTAGTACCAGCTTGATACTGCAACATATTGCCACAGTCTGCCATCTTAGCAGGAGCATACGGAGATCCACCGCTGTTAGCAATGTTATGAGTAATACAAACTAAGATAGTCTTATTTTTAGAAAGGGTTCCACTAATTCTTTTAAAGAACATTGATAGTAATCTTGGCAGAGCGTTACGCACACCAGTTCTAACTTCTCCATCTAGCTCTACTTGTGGAACCATATTGGATAAAGAGTCTGTAATTATTAAAGCACCGGGATCATTGTTAATGTAATATTCCACGATGTTTAAAAAGTCTTCTGCTGATAGTATTTTGTCATCAGTAGATTCGACAATTAATATATCATCTGCGTTAAGACCTTTAATGCCGTCAAAGTTTTGCTTAGACAGCCTACCTTCAGTGTTAAGATAAATGACACGTTTTCCTTTTGCTTGACATTTAGAGGCAAAATGAAGGGCGGTTGTAGTCTTTCCAGATTTTGGATCTCCGGTCATTACTACGACACTTCCCTCCCTTAATCCACCGCCAAGGGCGATGTCTAGAGCTGGCGAAACGCCAATAACTTCTAGACTATTTATGCTTTCTAATACCTCTCTGCCGCTGCGAACAACGTCACCATACTTACTTACTACTGAATTGCTAACTACGTCTGTATCAAACTTATTGCTGGTTTTCTTCTTCTTTAGCTTGCTCATTTGTTCCTCAATTTGTTGATTGAACTTTTCTTACTATTGTACTGTTTTTTTCTTTGCTTCAAGTCTTTTGGTTCTGGTTCTTCAATGTTAACTTCTTTTTTAGACTCTTCACGTAGTTTCAAAAAATCTTTGTGTTCTTTATCATACCGCTTTATCGCTTCTAATGCAAGCGGATTAAATTTCCAACCCACGTAATTTTTTTCATATATACCTATAAAAAATATCTTATTAAAATGAGGAGACTGTATTGCTTCTAATATTGTTGCTTCATCATATGTTTTACGCAACTTGACAACGGCTTTTAATTGTCGCATGAAAGCTGGGTATAGCTTGTCACCCTTTGTCCAAAACTTGTATGCTGGTTTTGGTTTCTTAAAAGCTTCTTCTCTTCTCAATATTAAATATTCTGCAATATAAGCTTCAAACCTACAATATTCACCTGTATGAATATGTTTGTACTTATGGGTTTCTGACCATTGTTTTTGATATTCTTTATTGAATAACTTTGGTTTCTCTTTTTTGCTCATTGTATACAATCGCTGGCTCATGGCAAGTTTCTATGTTGTCTTTAAATTTTAAATCTTCAATAAGTTCTGGTAAAAGATAGTGCGTTTTATGCACAATGTTTTGATCAATTATTCCAACGGTCATGGTCGCTTTACTTTCCATTCCTATCTGTCCTCTAGCAGACTTGATTAGATATACGCCTTGAGCCTCTATCGGTATTTCTATTTTGGTTTCATTGCCTTTATATCTTAGCCCTACGCAATCTATATTGCATTTATTTTTTCTGCAATAATCTTGGACGTTTAACCAATCCTTCCACTCTGTTAAATAGAGCTTGTGATCTTTGTCGTCTATAAAGAATATCCAAACAACTGAAGACCTTGAGTCGTAAGGTAGACTTTTATAGTACGAATCATATTGTTTTTCATTCAAAAAATTATTCATTTTTTCTTTATGTTGGTGACGCAATTCTTGTTGTACCTCGGTCCAATTTTTTTACTAACATCGGCTATACTGGAAGCGTTTTCAGTCATTACTGTAGACCCTTTATTATTGTACGCAAATGCATCTCCAGCTTTCATGGAAGAATCTTTTGCTTTTCCTTGAACAATTTTAGAAATATGCGACTCTACAGCTTTAATATTTCTATTTAAGTCTTTAGCAATTTCTTGAGACGTTTTATTTTCATAATTATTTTCTATGTAAAAAGCCTCTACTTTTCCTATTGGTCCTTTTTTAACCATTAATAAAACTCCTTTTAGATTTTGTTAGATACATTTGATTTTTAGTCTGAAGATATTTACAATAATAATCAAACGTGTTTTGTGCTACTTGTTTTAATTTAAGAGTCAATCTTTTTTGCCTGTGAGAATCTGGACCTAGCGGGTCATACAAATCATTATTGTATGTCAATACGTAATGTTTTTTGTTTTGTTTGCTTTCTGTTTTTTCGTAATAATACTTTGCAAAAATAGTTTCACTAGTATCTTCTTCTAGCGCATGACCTTTTGAGTTCACAAGTACAGTCTCTGTTTCTAGTACAATTTCTGGTTTTTCAAAATTTTCCATTATTTTTCCCCTGTGATGATGTATTTAGTTTTTTGTTCTGGAGTCATTTTGTTTATGTTTGTGCGTTCTTGCTTTTTATTATTTGCATTAACGCTTGATTTATTTTGAGCTTCTAATTCTGATTTTTGGTAATGTCCCATGTTAGACCAATTCTTGTCAGCCTGACTGCCAATAGTGTTAGAGCTATTCTTCATGAAAGAACCAAGTCCACCATATGGTACTCTTTCCAGAGCATCTTTACCACATGCTGGACATTTTACAAGAGCTTTGTCATGAATAGATTGTTGAACATCTTTCATTTCATGCCCACAAGAATTACATCCATAATCGTACAACATATTAGTACCATTCCTTATTTAGTATTAACAATATTCTTCTTGCAAGTGCGGCTTGACCTACGATTCTACCGTCAGTGTAGTCTTCACCATAACCAACGGTAGATTCGTGTGTCTTCTGGTCTTCTATTTTTTCCTGACAAAGACGTATAAGCTTTGCCCTTTGATCTTCATTCATGACTCTAATGCATACAGCACTGCTCCAATTATTCCATTCCTCTGTATATCATGATACTCTAATTTAGAGATTCCGACACCTTCAACGCTTGAAAGACGTTCTATACAAAAATCTAAACCGCTAGCTCTATATATATCAGTCTGTTTATTATCTCCATTTATAAGAGCTTTAGAATGTTTACCCATTCTTGTTACGAACATTTTAATTTGTTCTAACGTGCAGTTTTGAGCCTCATCTAAAATCATATATGAGTCATGAAATGTAGACCCACGCATGGTTTCTAGAGGTTCAAATCTGATTCTACGTTGATTAAAATACATTCCAAATCTATCTCTACCCAAGAAGTAACGTAAGTTTTCTTCCATAGGTTGTAGATATGGTTTTATTTTATCGTTTAGTTCTCCCGGCAAAGATCCAAGATCTCGACCCGTACAAACTAAAGGTCTGGTTACAATGATAGTATCAATTTCATCTTTAAGTAATTTATGCGCTGCGATTCCAGCTGCTATGAAAGATTTACCACTGCCAGATGGACCCGTGCAAAAAACAACATCGTTTTCTACAATAGATCTAATATAATTTTTTTGATTCTCAGTCTTAGCCTCCAGTGCGTTTGGTTTGCTTGCTTTTTGTTCTTTACGCTTTTTTCGATTGTTATGTGCCTGTGCTGCCAAAACCATTACTCCCTCGTTGGGAGGTCTCCAATTCGTCTCTTAAAAGTAAAGAGATAACGGGAACCTCTTGGAATATAATCTGCGCGATTCTATCCCCACGTTTTATTTCTACGTCTTCATTAGAAGTGTTGTAGAGACAAACCATGATCTCTCCCCGATAGCCAGAGTCTACAACTCCAGCCAGTACATCTATGCCTTTCTTAACTGATAGCCCAGATCTAGGCCAAATTAATCCAGCCATATTATGAGGCATCTCAAACGAGATACCAGTTTTAATTGTTTGTCGTTCTTTTGCAAATATCCAAGCATCCTCGTCTGCAAACAGATCAAAGCCAGCATCTGTTCTATGAGACTTAAAAGGCATCTGTGCTGATTCAGTTAATAGTTTATAAGATACAAAGCCCATCATGTCAACCTCCTAAATGATATCACATTTTCCACCAGCGCAAGCTACTTCTTGTACTGGATTAACATTGTTTTGTTCCTCAATAACATTAGTATAATCTACATCCTTGTACTCACGATTGATATCTAGCCACTCATGCCAGTTGTAAACATCCTTCATGCAATATGTTAATTGCTTTAAATCTCCATCCATGTATTTATCAGCAAATTTTTGGCATCTATCTTTGTAGGACTTTTTCTCTGTACCCTTAGCTTTTTTACCAACACCCAATAAGCTATCACATGCTGCCCACAAGTTATCTTCGTATAGTTGTAGTCCAACCTCTATTAGACCACTAACAAACATTGCAGAATCTCCATAATGTTGTATCTGTTCACTAGGTAAATACACGGTTGTGAAGGGTGCTTGCGCATAATCTTTATCGCCAGCGATAGGGAGTAAAGAAACGCCACAAAAATATTTACGATTTTTATAAATAAATGATGTTACATCTTCCCATTCGTCTGGTTTTACATTAATAGTATTAGACACATTGTGTGTCAACCAAGGTTGAGTACACTGCTTTGGATTTGTGCCATTCATAACCCAATTTCTCTGTGTGCTTTTTACATATTCAAGAAGATCAACTGCACCAACTTGATTTTTAATTTTTGCACCATCTGGAACTTCTACGCAAAACGCTACTACGTCATCTGAATCGTTATTAGACCATACAGATTCCTCACAAGCTCTAGGATTGATAGTTTTAAAATACTGGTATATTGGTTCCATTTTATTAGCTTGCACTCTACGTATGTATCTTTTGGCGTGGTGGGGATGTATACCAGAAGATGTTCCAAGTATACAGCTTGAAGTGCCTTCTGGCTTTACACATGTTGTACGTGCAGCTTGATTCACTCCTATCAATAGTGCTAATTTTTTATTTGTTTCCTTGACAATTTCTGCTCCCTTTTTCTGCACCTCTGGATCAAGACAAATCTCATGCTGTTCCATAACGCCTGTCATTGAAACTCCCAGCAAAGCTTCACGGCTGATAATCCTTTCTGAAACTTCTCCAAGATAGGGAAAACTAGCAAATCCAGCTTGTAGTGTGCCAATAATTGCAGCGGAAGCACAAGCTTCATAAAATTCTTTTTTTGTAGTTATTTTAGAACAGTTTATCGTAGACAAATTGCAGGCTTGCCAACCAGTTTTACCAGTTTCTTCATCTACAGGCCACATGCCAATCTCTACACATGGATTTACAATCAACTCTGTTGAATCAGACCATACAAATCCGGGTTCACCAAACTGTTTTACAGACTCCATGAGTTCAGAAAATTGCTCTTTAGTTGTTTCGTTTCGTAGTAATAGAGCAGAGTTATTTGATCGCCCACGCTGGGGATTGTCAGTGAACCATGAGCCGGTTTTAGCTTTTGCCATTTCTTCATCATCTGCTGAAAACAAGCATATTGTAGCACTACGACGAACACCTCCGCTAATTACAGCGTCAGCACCGTACATTACCATGTCGTAAGCTTCAATGGGTCTAAGTTTCTTTTGTCCATTCTTAATAGCTCCGTCAAGGGTCTTCTTGATGTTTGTAAGAGCATTTCTTAAAGGATCTGGACCGGGAGCCTTGCCTCCACTAGACTTTAAATAAGAGCCTGCTGGACGTATTTCTGAGTAATCAAAGATTACTGTTTTACCATTGTATTCAGGGAAAAGATTATCTCCCTTGAAGTAACTAGAAACAAGAACGCCTACTGCATCTGACCACCCCTCGATAGAATCTTTAATGACAAATTTCTTCTGACCATTCTTACCCTTGATTAAATTAGGCAATTTAGCAATGTGATGTTTTTGTACAGAGAATCCAGTTCCACATCCACACAGCAGAAGATACATGCATTCTTGGAAAAATCTTGTTCTATCAATGTACGATGCAATACAGTTATATATTCTAGCATTATGCTTGAATATTGGAGATCCTCCAAATTGCAATGCTCTTTGTGATCCAAGAACTTTTTTCTTTTTCATGTCATCGTATGCACTATCAATATATTTTTCAATTTCTTTTACATCCTCAATACGTGTATCGTAATGAGGACTATTAGCCACATACTTATCTGCCATCATCTGTCTTACTCGATTAACTGATTCGCCCCATGTTTCTCTTCTTTGTTTTTGCTCATCCCACCTTGCATATTTTGATACAAAAGTATAACTCATCAATGACTTTAGCGACATGTACGATCTCCTATAATATTAAAAGTATTTTTCAAGTAATTTGTTGATAATAAATTTAGCTACAGCTGGCAATATAAGCACTAAAAGTATGTATGTCAGTATTACTGAGCCGTGTTTTTTTTCTACATCCTTCTTTACATTTTCCATTACAAAATCAAAACATTGGCCCTTAAGTTTTCTCCTTTCACACTTATCAGCATTTTCAAAACAAACCACTTGACTAGATATTGTAGCCCATTCCTTAGCATAATGCAAGCAGAGTTTAGCAATTTCTTGGTCTCGTTTACAATATTTTTTATTTATTTCTGACTCAATATCTGTAATGTTTATAGACTTTGTTAACGAGCTTGGCTCAAAAAAGAAACTGTCATAACCAAAGGGGATTGATGGGAAATTTTTAAGAACTACAAACCCACTACCTTCTTTCAAAGTAATACTTTGCACAGTTGCAGAGAATGTAATAAATCTTTTGAAAGATGCTACAGGTTGATTTTCAGGAAAGTCAATTCTAATTCTATCTTCGTCTTCTTTAGTTATTACAATAGAAGCTGGAGAAACACATGATAAAGTTACTCCATTAAAAACTGTTCCTTTTTTTGTAAAAACTTCTAGTAATATTTTATGTATTTCTTTTGGCGACATGATTACCTCTTATCTTTGTGGTATGATATTATGAAAGTGTGTGTAATATTTCCATTACCCATTTATCAAAGACCAAGCTAAACCCATGAAATATTTATGAAGTTCGTTTTTTTCGTCGTTAGTTACAACATGGTTTTCGTCTGTCAATGTTTTTTCCATTACAGAAACGATGCCTTCTGACAATCCTTCATATTTGTCAACTAGGGTTTGTTTAAAAAAAGTTTTTCCAGCTAGAGCATACACATCGTTAATTTGCTGAGAACTTGTTTCATATCCAATGACTCTTTCTGCAAACTCATAATTAAATATGGCTATCTTAGAACGATCATCTGGATCAGTTACAAGACTAGCTATGGGAGATACTGTGTCTAATATTTTTTTAGAAGGTTTTTCTATACTTAATATTTCTGCTACTGGATCTGGTTTAATTATATTAACATAATCAAAAATACCACTGCCAAATACAGAATATATTAACAGCAATATAGCAGCTATTTTCTTATTCATCTTAAGCCTCCGTGTTAAGTAGAGGAAATACCTCATCAATCTTATCTACGGCAGAGTCGAGGCCATATTTTTCGCACTGTTCTCTAAGCTGATGCCAAGATTCTACAACCTCTAGAAAAGAAACGTTTTGTTCCACTGCTGGCTTAGGAGATCTCTTAAAAAAAGATTTAACCCAAGTCCACCAATCTGTTACATTAACATTTGACAATAACAAGCAACCCGCAAGGACCACTGCTACTACTCTAAGTAATACTTCTGTATCCATCATTCCTCCGATATTAGTAAAGGTTTCATTTGTTTAGCATGATATGGACATGGGGTTTTGTGACCATCTCCATGTGTTATCCATCCTGATCCTTTGCAAACACACTTGTCGGGGTCAGGGTCTGGTCCCACAACGTCATCTGGTTTTGGTTTTACATTATAAACTTCTACTTCAGCTAAATCAAATGCATCGCTTACTTCTTCTTTCCACTGTTCTACATATTCTGCATACATATTGGTAATATCTTCTGTATTACATCCAAATGTATTATCAAAACCATTAGACCAAGGATTGACATTATCTACTACCTTGGTGGCACTTGGGAAAAAACTCAAGACCACAGAAATAGATATTAAAGCTACAAAGAAAAGCTCAAGAGACTTTTTCATAATCAGCCTCCATCTACGAAGTAGCGTTATAGTAAGAGATGTCGTCATATCTATCAGTATACTTTGTCTGCAATGCAGCATAAGTTAAACTTGTATCGAAGCTTACAAAGTTACTGTCTGTATTTGTGTCGATAGTGTATGATCGTCCAGTTGGGAGACAACTACACACGACGCTACCATTTTTAGCTACTTCTCTGGTTGAGTCTATATTTTGAACAACGTCTGTTGTTGATACGATTGCCATTTTATTTCTCCTTTATGAAGATGACGGGTTTGATATGATAATACTTGTTTCGTTTCCAGCGTAAACTTCTGCTGTTCCTACTGGGGTTAAAGCGTTTTCTACTTCTGTTGGTGAATTTACAGATTTAATATTAGTATCTTTCAGGCCAAGCTGACCTTTGGAATTATCTCCCATTACAAAAGTTCCATAATCCTCAGAAACTAATACTGTGTGATCATCACCAGCTGCTATGGATCTCCAATATCCGGGAATTGGATGCAGATATTCACGACTAACATTATCTCCTGCGCCCAACTGACCATGAGTATTGTCTCCACATGTGAATACTATATTTTTAGATTGTTGTTCATCTTCTACCAAGAACACTGTGTGATTAACACCGCCCTGTACGTCTACAAATTTATAGTTATCGTCGAAGAAGGGTGCAAGTATGTTCTCTCCACCTATTTCTACATTCTCTTCACAAGTATGTATTGTAATAGGAGCAGTGATATCAGTAGTAATTTCTATATCTCCATAATAAAAGTTTAAATCTACACCATTAATCTGTCTACAGACTTTAAAATCAGCACCTGAAACTTGCGATGTTGGAACGCCTTCAAATGCTAAAGCTCTATTTTCTGGAACGTCAACAAACCTGTATTTCTGATTACCTCTTGATCCTACTGGTCGCCCAAGAATATATTTTCTAGAAGTCGATCCGTTGAATCCTATTTGATTTATAGTGTTGCCTTCGCTATCAACCCTGTTTGTAAACTCAACTGTTGTATTAGCTGGGAAAGGGTTTAGTGCTACAGCATCTGGATCTGACAATTGAACTGGCTCAGGAGTAGAGACGTTATTTTTATGTCTCAATCCTAGTTGACCAAACTCATTCTTGCCAAACGAGTAAAGTTCTGTTCTAGAATTAGCAAGATAGAAAGAATGGAATGACCCAGAGAATACTCCATCAATACCACGACTGTCTTCTAGTACTAATGTTGGTTGACTTAGAGTATTAAATACGGTTGTTGATTTTCCACATTGACCATAAACGTTATTACCCCAAGCGTACAAATCAGTATCACTACAAAGTAAACCATGAATGTGTCCTAGTGTTACATCTTCAACGCTAAGGAACGACAGACCAACAGCAGATTGTTCTAACGTAGGAGCAGGAGAAGCACCGTTAGCGACTTGCCATCCAGTTAGAGGAGGCGTGTCTGCTGAACTTTCACAATAATATAATATTTGACTTTGATAAACTTCGTGGTCTAGTCTAGTGAAATTTTCTCTCGTTCTATCATAGTATGACATTTGAGCTGTTCCGGGCCACATTTTAGAAGAGTCACCCTTCGCTATAACCCAACAAGGATTCGTAGTATTAAAACTAGCATTAGGATTAGGATAATACACAATGTATGCAGTTTCAACATCGTCAATCGTGTATTGATCTAGATTAGTCCAATATTCTCTATTGAATTGTGATCTTATTGACTCATTTGTGTTGAACCCTATAGACTCATTAATACTATAAACAGGTCTAGTATCTGACATGTTATTAGCTACGGTGGCAGATTGGCTTGATCTTGTAGTACTTATAGAAGTGCTACCATAATGAAAATAACCTACCTCATTGTGATATTGTAAATATCCCTGTAAAGATCCCGCAGGCGTATTTACGTAACTAGTTCCAGCACCAATAACCTTGTAGTGAATTTTATCTAAGATTGTTCCACCAGTTAAGACATTTGTTCTGTTTGATACGAGTTCAGTCTTCATAGCTGGTGATGTGTCATATTCAAAGTATTTTTCAACAACATTTCTATAAAACGTTGGAACAAGAGTAGGTTCTTCTTTATTAACTGTATCACCTAAACCTAGCTGGCTATAACTGTTTTCGCCAAAAGTGTAAAGCATTTTTAGCTTTTTGTCTGGATTAGTTGGATCAGTTGCATCGTCGTGTAATGCGATAAACGCAGTAGAATGATTGTTAGCAACTACTTTTATAATTCCAGACGCATTTGCTAGTGAGTCTATGCTAAAATCTTCATCATCAATTTTGTTAATATATGTAGGTTGATCCAATTCTTTAGAAACAAACGAGCTAGACTTTGGCAGTGAAGCTACGGTTTGTCCTAGTTGACCATATTGATTGTTACCGGCGACATAGAATTGATCTGCTGGATGACCGCTATTAAAAACAGTATCATTAAAATTGTTTGATTGAGCTGGAGTAATGTATGGTAATATTGCATGACTTTTTCCAATAGCTGGCTTTGGAGTTACGTCTGCGTTAGAATTGTCATTGTGTATAATTTTATTCATTCCAAATTCATTGGTATAGAACAAAGATCTTGGCTCAAAGTAATTTTGACCATAATCACCTAGACCAAGTTGACCAAAATTAGAACTACCAAATCCAATGTAGTAACTTTCTCCAAGTAGTTCAATAGCAGGAGAAGTTATAGGAACTGGTACAGTAAGATCAATAAATGGTTGATAAATAAATATATTAATATATACATTAGATGCAGTCCTAGCTGAATCACCTTTTAGTTTTAATTTAAGTTCTCTATTATTATCTAGAACTGGTACTAACTGAATGTCTTGGTTAGGAGAGTCAGCTGTAATTACCATAGGATTTATATGTGAATAATCATATATATCAGCGTTCTCATAGTCGATTGCTATGTCTGTAGAAACACTATAAGCATTCCAGCTTTTTACTATCTCAGATGTTAGGGTTTGCCAAGTGCCACCAACTCCAAAAAAAGTATTACTACTTCCTGCTAATGGTTGATCAGCCCAAGATGTTGAAACTGCAAGAGAAGATATCTTGACCTTATATACCTGAAGAAATTGATTAGTAATATTGTAGTTTAAATTAACAACACTTGCACTACCAGTACCAACTCTGGATACCATGCTAGCCGTTATGACTTGCTTATTGTCTGTCTCATGAAATTTAGCATTGTTAAATGGATGCGCTACTGGTTCTCCACTTTTTGGTACTAGGCTAGAGGTTTTATATTCATCTAGTGAGCCACGATTAAACTGTATATGCCTATTAATTGTTGTCATTTAAAATACCTCATCAATAGTCCAATCTACTGTTCTAGGGGGAAAACCGTCTACGTCGCTAAAAGCCCATGCTCCATTTTGATTTAACATTCCTCTGGCATCTTTTTCTCTAATCCAGAAACTACCGTCTGGTTGGTCAAACCTTTTAGGCCCACCATTAAATACACCCCAAGAGTTTTGTATAAGAAATAAAGTTTCCTTATATATCTCATGAGAGTCGTCCATAGCCACCCATGCCATTGCGTGATTCCAAGACCCACTCTTTTTAGCTATGCCATGTTCACTACGGCGTGAGGAAAATCCATAATTACTACAGACACTTAAAGCATATCCATTGGCAATAGCATCTCTAGCCTCTTCTACAGATTTTACCATACTAATAGTTTTAACCTGATGTTTTTTAGCTTCATCCTTTACTTCTCTAGGTACGCCAGATCTGCCCCAGCTTGTACCAGTTCTACTATTATATTTAGATAGATCAATAAATCCATAGTCTTTTCTGACCAATATACCACCATTTTGATGTACAAATCTAGCAGCTACAGAGCATGACATCCCCTGACCACCATGACCTCTAGAGCCATAAATAGCTTCTGTAGCACCTCTTGCTATAAATTCTTCTCTTTGACCTCCTGTGATTTCATGACATCTAGTTACATCTACAGCTGTACGTGTAGAATGACTGACGCAATCGCCTGTAGTTTGCCGTTCATGCGCTCCAAAGGTGGGATCAAATTTTTGAGCAGACTTATATAATAAGGCTACTTTCCCTTTTCCACTGCTATATAAATCAGAAGCTGCCACCCCAAAAAGAGGGTGTGGCAGTTCTCCTAGTAATTTATCAGTGTCTTCTGGGTCGCACCAAGAGCCTACAAGGCCATCCTTGTAAGCTTTGAGAAGATCTCGCGGTGTATTAAACATATTTTACTCCGGTACGTTATTCTTAGCCCACTTAACAACAGTATTAATAACAACAGCTGCAATGGGAACTAACATAACGCCAATGTTACCAAGATCCAAGTCTGCCATATTTTCTCCAAAATATGTAAGACCAGCAGCAAGTGCTACCAATGCTGTATTTTTAGCAATTTCAATAGCATCTGTTACGTTTAGAGTAAATGCTGGTGAGTTCTTTTCGTCTGCCATGTTAAACCTCTGTTTCTGTTTCTGTTATACTAACTAAAAAGCCGCCATGCTCTGCCTCTGTTAATTTATAAGGATACCCAAGTAGCCTTACTTTAACTCCATTTATAAGTTCTGTTTCTTTGATGAACCTTCTATTCATACTTAAACAAGATTTGAATTCAGAAAGCACATCTTCTCTTTCGTCTTCTTTAAATAAGCTAATCCAATCAAAGCCTTCTATCATATAACTGGCATTACTTTTCCAGCCATTTGAAGATTTTTTGGTTAGTTCTATAAGGTTAGCGTTACTCCATATTAATCTTCCTTCTTTATCCGTCTCGAATAAAGCCATACTGCTATAATGTAAAGCAGCTTTCGTTCTTTGTACTATTACTTTTTGTCTAGCGTCAATTATATTTACAGTTTCCTTTATATCTATAATAGCGTCTTTAAGACTACTTCCACCATTAGTACATAATTCTTTTTTTATACTCTCTACAGATTCTTTAAAAAAGTCTTGATTCTTGCACAAGTTGACTATTGGCTTTAAGAATTTTTTCCATGCTAATGTGATAATCCCAGTTAGTCCGCTAATACCACCAAATATAATTGCTATCATTTCTGGGTTGATGTCGCTCACCGTTGTGCCTCCAAAGTTACGAAGAGATGGGTAGCCCCTCAAAAGAGGAGCTACCCTTCTACGAAATAAATAAATAATATTATGATTCGTTAACATCTCTTGCTTTGTACTCATCCGTTGTTGGTGCTGCAAGACCACCAAAGTGGTATGTCAACTCACCCGGAACAGTAGGTACAGTACTCTTATCGAATGTTGCAGCATCATCTGTTGCAGCACTAGTACCGTTACCAGTTTGAACAAAGCTAGCCGAAGTACCAGCACCAGTACCAAGCGTCCTGCCCGGATTGAATGCTACACTTGGCTTCGCCAACATGTCAAAAGCAGCATCTGAGTAAGCACCATGCTTCGTATGGCTGACAGTCTTGTTAACATCATTGACCTGTCTA